TAATACAGTAGAAAGATTTAATGCAGAACTAAACAATCAACGTGATCAATTTAACGCAAACAATCAACTAGTAGTAGCACAAAACAATGCACAATGGCGAAGACAGATAGCTACTGCAGACACAGCTAGTGTAAACAGAGTTAATGAATTAAATGCTACTGCAGTGCTAGATATATCAAAACAATCATATGACAATCTTTGGCAAATGTATGGTGACAGTATGGAGTTTGCATGGAAAAGTGCTGAAGGTCAACTAGATAGAATGACTAAACTAGCTGTAGCACAATTAGATGCAGACACACAAGCTCAAATAGCTGCAAAAGAAGCTGCATCAGGTGCAGGTCAGGCATTGGGTGGTTTAATAGGTACAATAGGTGGTGCATTAATTCAACACGGTAAAGGAAGTCTTTTTGGCATTCCTTTTGGACCCTAAATAAAAGGATAAACAATGATTAATAATAGAGCAGTAGATATGTACGAAAAGTATATGAAATTAAATATAGATGAACCTACAACAAAAGGTAGAGGTCTACTTACACCTATGAAAGCTATGAAAAAGAAAGAAGATAATGAACAACCTATACAAGTTGCACATAAAGTTTTTAAAAGACTTGTTGAAGCAAGGAAAGAATTAAATGGAAAAAATTGAACCAACATTTGATGCACCAATAGCAGGTATGTCTTTAACACACGAACTAGGTGCAAGACCTTGGCAAAGTCCTGCACAGTATTCTACTGTTGATGAAGCTATAAGATATTATATAGAAAGATTTCAAGATAATGAATCTGAAAAATCCTTACTAGATGTTTTAGAATTAGGTGTGCCTGTAAGTATTATTGCCAACACAATACAATTGTCTTCTGTTATGGAAGGTAAACATAATATAGATGTAGGCTTATTAGTATTACCTGTACTTATGGAACTTATAATGTACATAGGTGATAAAAATAAAGTTAAATATGACTCAGGTTTAAAAAGAGGTAATACAGGTGTTAGAGACTCACTAGTTGCTAGAGCAATAAAAGAGTTTAAAGAAGAAGATGGTAAAGAAGAACCTGTCAAAGAAGAACAGGCTATGGTAGAAGAACCAAAAGGTTTAATGGCAAGGAGAACAGAAAGTGGTATTTAGTAAAGAATTTTTACAAGGTTTTACAAAAGGTTTTTCTGACAATGCATCTGTTGCTATAGACACATACTTATCAGAAGACCGTCAAGAAGCTAGAGATGTAGCTAAAGATGATATTGATTTTATAAGACAAGACTCTGCTCGTTATAACACAGAGTATCAAGGCTATAGAAAAGAAATGAAAGATTTAGTAGGTAAAGTTGATAATGATCCTGATTTATTACAGTACGTTATAAGTGAGTATGGTTATGATACAGCAAAAAAATACATTACAGATATGCATAATAATCATGTTCTTAAAGGTGGTGTTAAACCTGCACAAGTATTTAAATTAGCAGCAAGAAAAAAAGGTCAAAAAGGTGTAACAATAGATCAATTAGCACAGTTACAAACAACACCTCTAAGTGTTCCAAAAACAGATTACTCAAAGCTAGGTGGTGGTATGACACGATTGTTTGGTGGACAAGATGCTATGAAAGATATGATAGGAAGTAAAGTAGAAGCTGGAATATCAGGTCTTCCGGGTGTAGGAGTTAGCTTAGACGATATACCTCAATCTCGTTTAGCAACTGATCCTTTTGAAGAATTTGAAGCAGGTGCTAAAGCCAATCCTGCAGAAGAAACTGAAAGATTAAATAATTTAATTATAAATGCAAAACTAGATGGAGATAATTCTCTTATTTCTAGACTTACTAATGCAAGAGATTTAAAACTTGCATTTGCAGAAGTAAATAGAGATAGAGCAACAGGTGCTACATTAACAACTGCACAAAAAGCAACATTTAGAAAAGATTTATTACTTACTATGAACAAACAATATAAATTTACAAATGATTATGATGATCTTGGTGGTTTAAGATATGGTGATACACCAGCAAAAATAGCACAATTAGTAAATGCAGAAGCAGATAAATTACTTAGTCAAGTCGTAGATTTAATGCAAATGGGGTATTCTTCTGAATTAGTTATGGCAAAAGCACGACAAGCAATATTTCAAAATCAACAAATTGGATACGATAAAAGTGTTAAAGTTATTAGCCCTAATGCTAATATTAATGAAGATGTAGTATTGAAAAAAGTACAAATGTTTGATCCTGTTGATTTTATACAAGACATAACTAAAAATGTTAATTTTAATGTTTTTTTAGAGTCAACAGCACCATATGATTCCATATATAGTGATAATGATATAAAAGATATACGTAATATTTTAAGAGGTTTAGACCTAAAAGGTTTAGATAATGTAGACGAAATAATAGATAGTCTTGTACAAAATTTAAAGATTCCAGAAGATCATGCACGTGCAATGATTAACATGATGATAAAATAATCTTATGCAAAACTACAATCTCCAAGACCCTAAAAAATTAAATAAAGAATTTCTTGTAAATAATAAAAACTTTCTAAATGATGCTAGAGGGTTTCTTATTGAAAGATCAGGCTATGAAACTTCAGATTTTAAATCTGACGATGATGTATATGATGCTTATATGCAACATTTTCGTAGGCAAAATGTTAATGAATATACAGCTACAAGAGATTTAATATATGCTCAAACATTAACAGATGATAATGGTCGTGCTAGAATGGGTCGGCTAATGGATACGTTTGACCATATGGATGGTGAATTAGGGTGGAAAGCTGCAGGTGATTATCTAGGTGGTGTATTTACTGCACCTTCTACATATGCAGGTATATTTTCTTTTGGTGCTGCAAAAGCAGGAGCGTTAGCGGCACAACAAGGTGTAAAGTTTGGTATACGTCAAGCACTAAAAGGTGCTGCAAGAGGTGCAATACCTGCAATAGCTATTGATGCACCTGTAGCAGGTGGCACTGTGTTAGCACAAGAAGCTACAAGACAAGCAACAAAAGGAGATGTAGGTTATTCTAGAGCAACTGAGGATATTGACTATGGTAAAGTAGGAACAGGAGCTGCTATATCTCTTGCTACAAGTGGTCTTTTAGGTGGTGCTATAGGAGCAAAACAAGCCTACACAGGTTATGCTTCTGAAAAAATAGCCATGAATGCCTTGTTAAAACAAAAAGCAAAAACTGAAGATGCTCATGTAGAGTCTTTAAAAGTATTAAAAAACAAGTCTACATTAGGTAAAAAAGCAAAAGAAATAAAAAAGAAATTATTACCTTTAAAAGAAACAATACCTGAAGCACTTGAAAAAGGTAAAAAACTAAAACAAAAGATAACAAAAGAACAGGTAAAACAAAAACCTATACAAAATATTAGTGCTACAATAGATGCTCAAACACTTGACAATATAGCTGCTGCAGGTGCTAAAATATATGATTCTATATTGCCAAGAGTAAAAGAAGTTAAAGCAGATGGAACATTAGTTAGGTATGCTAAAGGAAGTAAAGAAGATTTACAAGAAAGGTTTTCTTCACGAATTACTAGAGCATTACTAGACCACAAGTCTGTAATAGATAAGGTAGATCAAGGTCTTGATGATACTTTAGCAAAACAAGATGCTTCAATTGATATAATGTCACTAGAGAGTATATTAAAAAAACATAATGTTAGTTTAGAACAATTAGGTCTTATCTATGCTGAAGAAATATCAGAAGCAGGTCGTAAGTTAGGAACACAAAGTAGACTTAAAAGAGAATTAGCAAAAAGAGAAAAAGATTTACAAGGTAAACTTCTTGATGAAATGAATGAACTTGATGCTAGGTTACAAGTTCTTGGTGGAGATTTTACAACTAAAGCTAAAACAAAAGTAAAAGATGAAAAGATAGGTCTTGACGTTATGGGAATGGTGGGTAATGTTATAGATCAAGTAGCTGTAAAAGGTCGTGTTGGTTTAATGACTATACAGGCTGTTACAACTGCTCGTAATACAACTAATGGATATATGAAAAATTATTCCTATGCTTTAGATAATTTAGGTTCAGGTTTATATAACACAGTAGGTGGTAATTTTAAAAAATTTAATTTCTTAAAAGATGAAGATTACAGAAAAGCAGGAGCAGATGCAGTTCGTTTAGGTGTTGCACAATTAAAAACATCGGCACAAGCAGCTGTTTTAAGAGACCTAGTTTTAGGTACAACTAGCACAGAAACTGCAGCACTAGAAAAGTTGTTTAGAAATCCTGCATTTGGTAAATCTGAAATGGCAAAAGAATTATTTAAAGAAATGGGAGATATAGGAAATCTTACAGGAACAGAGGGTGGACTAACTGCTATAGCTAGAAAATTAAACTTTCTTAACACAATGAGTGATAATATGTTTAAACGTGCTATATTTTCAAGAGAACTCAATAAACTTACACAAGTAGCCTATAATAAAAATTTAAAAACAATTTTAAAAGAAGATGGATTTCAAGCTATTGATGATAAATTAGTAGCTAATGCTATGGAACAGGCTTTAGATTTTACTTATCAAGCAGGTAAGTTTCACAAAAAAGAAGGTTGGTTTAACAAAGTTTTTGCTACTAGTGTAATTAGTTTTGGTCAAAGTGCTATTGGTAGTTTAATTGTTCCATTCCCAAGATATCTTGTAAATCAATTTAGATTTTTTTATGAACATGCTCCTTTAATTGGCATGTATAATATGGGTGGTATATTAAATAATTCTACTAGAGCAGATAGAATTGGTAAACAGTTTGGTGGTCTTGTTACTTTATATGCATTTATGCAAATGAGAGCAAACTTAGGAACAGAAGATACAGGTGCTTTTGAATTTTATTCTCCTACAGGCTCTCAATCAGATAGTCGTTTTAAAGGTGCTATGCGTAATGTAGTAGGTTCAACAGGTGGTTACTTTGATTTAAAAGCTACTTTAGGACCTTATGCAATGACTGCTTGGATGGCTGATTTTCTATATAGAATGATGCCACATCAAGATGCAACTACATTAAAATTTAAAATACCTGTAGCAGGTGAGTTTGATAGTTTTATTAAACAAAATCCAAGAATGGCAAAAGGAATATCTAATAATAGAGTAAAAAGAGATTTAGCATATGCTCTTACAGGTGGGTTAGGTAGAGCAGGTACAGCATCTGATATTATAGATGTTAGTATTGATACATTTGTTAATGGTGCAGAGTTTAATGCTAGAAAAGGTCAAGAATATTTTTATAAAACATTAGCTAATGCTCTAAATACTTATACAGTTGGTGCAGGTGTAATTAAAGATACAGCAGCTATTATTGATCCTGATTTTAGAAAAGTTCCAAATAACACTGATGTATCATTACTAGGATACTTTGCAAAACAAGCTACGAGAGCATTTCCACAGATAGCTGATGCTACAGGTGTAGACTCTTTTAAGGGTATTGATAATGATGTAGACGGTATGAATATTTTGGGATATCAATATAAAGGTTATCCTAAAAGAAAAGGTTTTTCTGCTACACCATACAGAACAACAGGAATAACATATATTAACCCTTTACTAAAACAAACAACAGGTTTATTTGAACAAGAAGAAAAAACTTTTGTACAAAAAGAATTTGATAGATTAGGATTTGACTATATGGAATTAATACCTAGAAAAATACAGGATGATACTGCTTTAAATAATGATCAAAAACAAGTAATGTCTCAGCTTATAGAAGGTACAATGATAAATTATATAGGATATGATACAATATATAAAAAATCTAATGATAGGACTAAAAGAAGACTTATAAAATCTAGATTAAGTGATTTAAAACAAATAGCTAGAAAGCTAGTACTAGACCCCAAAGGTGGTGGATTAAGTCTTACAGAGCAACGTAGAAGACAAAAAGGTTTATTCTATTCATTGCCAAAAGATTTACAAATGGAATTAGCAGAAGAATATGCAATACAAAATGATGGTGATAGATTAATGGATATAGAAGATTTTGGTGGAGCATTAGCAATACTAGAAAATATGAACTCTAAAAAAAGAAAAGCCTTTCTAGATGAACCACGATATCAAGAAATCTTGAAAGGCTTTAAAGGTTTTGACTAACGCTTATCACCACTACCACCTAACACACCTCTACTCTTTCTAGATTGTAGTTTATTAATATTATTATTCATTATTTTACCTAAGTTAACATCAAAATAATCAGCCAACATAGCACAATACCATAGTACATCGCCTATCTCACCTGCTACATCTACATCTGTTTTTTTATCACGTATAATCTTTTTAACTTTATTAGCAACTTCTCCTGCTTCACCTACTAACCCTAGAGATAAATACTCTAGGGCTTTGTTAGCAGGGAAGATAGCAGTTTTCTTTGCTTCTATTTGATACTCATTAGCAGTTATCATACTTTTATTTTTATCTTGCATATACTTCTTTACCTCTTCTTCTAGTTTCATTTACTTGTACCTTTTTATATTGTTTGCTATAAGCATCGTTCCAACCACGTAACCATTCTCTATAAGCCATAGAGTTTAAATGGTAAGGTGATTTTTCATTTCTCTTAAAAGCATTGTAACCTTTATTATACTGTATAACTAAAGGTGCATCATATTTAGAAAGACCTCTTTCTTTTCTACTTCTTATTTTTTTCAACATCCTTATTCTCCTCTTGTTGTTGTTGAGGTTTAATAAAAAACTTTTGTAACATTTCTAACTTATCATGATAGTCAGCTATCTTACCTAGCTCTACTTCAATAACTGCTTGTATATCTTGATGAGCATCTTCACCAATACCAACAGGATTTGTTAGTAATATTTCTACATTTGCTATATGTTTGTTAATTATACCCATATAGTAGGTTCTTGCTGCTCCAATTAACATTTCTCTCATAATTTTTCTCCTTTTTTAAAATTTATCTTCATATAAAGACCGTCAGAGGGGTGAAACACACCCTCCGAAGGGTAACATACCTGATTATGTAGATTGTATGTCTACGACCTCACAGACTCCAGCACTACAGGCTAACTCTTTTGACCCTGCAGTATTGTCCTCTTTCTCATAATTTTGTAGTAATTTCCAATCTATACTCTTAGGCATCTTATTTTTTAGTGTTTCATACTCTTTCTTACCAATTTCTTGATAAGGTGCTTGTGCATATGTATGATCACTATGGGGTAGAAAACTAATTCCTGATATAGCATCAAAGTTTTTATAGACCCATGCACCTACTTCCATCCATTCATCTTCTTTTACAGAGATAGTTACAGACGGCTTATGTTCACACCAATACTTCTGATATGTTTGCCACAATCTTAGTTGGTCTATTGCCGACATATCATTTCTTGTTGTTGCACCTTTAGGTGATTTCATAGGAAAACTAAATACAGTTGTGCTATCAGGTTTCATAACATCAGGTTCATTAGGTATACTACTCTCTTTCATAAACTGTGTTAGTGGGTCTTTGTTATCACCACGTACAGTACGAATATAATAGTCACTATGTCTAGTATGTATGCCACTTGCACTATCTACAAGTTGAGATACTGTACCACTTGGTTTAACACAAGTAATAGCAGTTGATTGAGGTATACCTAACATTTCTGAATATTTTTTATTTGTTTCAATTGCTTTTTCTTTTAATCTTGTAAGTATTGAACCAACTCTTGAATCATCAAATACTTGTTGACCATCTTCAAGAAAGATTGTATTATCATCATTAAATAACTTACTGTCCATAATACCTGTTAAAGATACACCTAGTAATCTTTCTTCTTCTGTATTGTCTTTCCAAACTTTACGTAAGTATTTAAAATCAGTAAGTGTAGCTTGAAATGTGCCTAGGATAGTAGCCATCTCAACCTTATGTAAAAGGTCTTCTTCTGTGTCATTCTCTCTAATAACTACTTCAGATAAATTACAGAATTGATATGGTCTAAGTATAATCTCACTACAAGGATTACAACCAAAAGCATAATCAGTTTTACGTCTTCCATTTCTTGCTGCCTGTTCGACTGCAGACTTACGATTAAAGATACCACGTTCTCCTGATTTACTTTCTACTAGGGCTAACCATTCACGCATAAATGTTTCCATATTTATTTTACCTTTGTAGGCTACACTATTATTGGCTAAGGCTCTCTGTCCTTCATTCTCCCACCATTGACCTGACTTTGCGTGTCTCATTTGGTCATCACCAAGATTAGATAAACTTATAAGAGCAGAACGTCTTACTCCACCAACAACTACAACTTCACCTATCTTACACATAAGATCGTGACACTCTATAGGGTAGAGTCTTCTACCTGCTGCACCTTTAAACATACTAATACAGAATCTATATAAGTCAACTAAAGGTTCAGGACCTGATGCTCTACCACCAAATGTTTTAAGTCTAGCACCTGCAGGTCTTACATCTTCTACGTCAAACTCAGGAACTTGTCCTACATACAACATAGCAATTAATTCACGTAATGCTTTAGCCCAACCTGAACGTGAGTCACCTACTTTAATAGTTGTAGTGCTGTCTTCAAAGTGTTCATTAACAATAGGAAGTTTATCTACGTTTTCTCTTTCTACAGAAAAGCCTACACCTGTACCACACATAAGTATGTACATACACTCATCAAAAGCACGAGGACTATCAACAGGTAAATACGAGCAGTTGTATCCTGCTACGTGACACTTATCTAGTGCCTTACCTGCAGTCATTAATGCTCTCATACTTGGCATTATATCTAAATTTGTAATATCGTTAAATAGTCTATCTCTTAGTTCATAAAAAACTTTATCATCAAAATTATATTTTTGTGTTAAATGTTCTTGCATATAATTTAAATATCTATCAACAGTTTCAGACCACTCTTCTCTTCTACTTTCTTCAGGAATCCATCTAGCATATCTAGAAAGTGCTATAAAGTTTTGATAGTCTGTAGGTAACTTACTTGCTACATTTGATTTCATTTGTGTATCTCCTCGCTTGTTATTCTAAAATTTTTTACTTCAGCACCTTCTAAATCATAAAATGCTTCTCTGACAAAATCTTCTATTTCATCATTAACTTTACCATCAGCAGGTACAGTATACTCTTCTGTATCTATATCTACTGTAATCATCATCTTAACTCGTATTGTCATTTCTAATCTCTATTAATTTAGATAAGTACCATTGTGCTTTTTTCAAGTCCTCTACTCCATTTTTATAATCATATCTCCAAAGATACTTTAGTATATTACCTTGTAAGTATGCTTCAAATCCTTTACCTGTACAGGCTTTTATTCAAAGTCTACCATTTCTTTTATACTAGCAGCCATTATGCATTCCCTTCTGTTTTAAAATTAAAGTGTATTACATTACCTTCGATAACAGGTTTTTCTTCAGGTTCTTTTAAAAATTCTTCTAGCTTATCTGCATAATCTACATTCTTTTCCATAAAGGCTATAGAACTTGCAACAAGCTGACTTAAATGTGTTAAGTCTCTTCTGCTTTCTACAGGCATAGGATTATCTTTAGATGTAATAATATTTACTTGTAGTCCACCTTGCCAATTGTTGTCATCATCAAGCTCAGGCAAAAGTTCTATGTAAAAAGCAGATGGATATTTAGTTGTAATGTCTATTGTCATAATTAACTCCCTAGTTTTTTTCCTAAAAACTTTATGAATTTAGGATATTTGTTTATTCCTTTTTCTTTTAGCCAATCTTCAGGTATGATTCTAGTGTTATACCTAAAGCCATGCTTGATGCACCACTGTGCATATGTTGACTTTGCATTTTTATATAGTTTTCTGTTACTGTTTTCAAAAACAAATCGTATATCTAACTTTGGATGTTGTTTCTTTACACATAAATGTTTTCGTCTATCAGCAGTAGTAAACATACCTTTTGTTTCTATTATAATACCATTATCAAGAACAAAGTCAGGAGTATAGGTGCGATATGCAAGGTCTTCCCATTCTATTTTAACTTTTTCGTACAGAAAGTTTATTGAATGCTCTGCTAAATACTCAGCAACCTTATCTTCTAGACCACTCCTATACCCATTTTTACGTGCTATTTGTCTAGCACTATACGCTGACATAATTAGAAGTTATACCAACGTATACTAGAACCAAATCCATCAGAGTATCCAAGTGCCTTCATCTCATCACGTACTAGCTTTTCAGCTTCTTTACGTTGTTCTATAGCACTACGCAGTCCTTCTGTTCTACGTTCTCTGTACTCTTTTTTCATTTCAAGAAGTTCTTTTTCTTTTTCTCTAATTAGTTCTGCCATATCATCTATATTTTTCATATACTCTCTCTCCATATTTTCTTTGCTTCTTTTTTTAATTTTGCATTCCAAGTCCACGAATCAAAGTTTGGATACACTAAAGAAGCTAACTCATGTCTATCATTACTAATAGACAAAAATTTCTGTATACTAAAAGCTACTTTTTTAAGTTGTTTTTTGTACACAGATAAATTACTTAATGTAAACTTTTTAAAGTCTTTAGGTGTAGCAAAGAATAAATCTACACTACTACTTGGGTATGCCATAGAATAAAATGCCATCTGTCTCTTTTGAGCTTCCGTAGGTTTAGATGGCATTCTTGTTGATGTTTTTAAGTCTACTATTTTATCTTTAAATCTAAAGTCTATATATCCCATAACAGGTACAGGCATATCATCAAATTGAACTTCAACTCTTTCTTGATAGTCTTCTAAGTTTTCATAGTCAAAGTTTTCATCAATAACTTTACCAAAGTTTGGTAGTAGGTTTCTTTCTTTTTCTACTTTAACATCTCCTAAATCAATGTTAGACTCTACACACAAATTCATAAATTTCATTTGTAATGTATCAAAGTCAAACTTACCTGTCTTGTATTTATTAGCTAGTGCAGCTTCTTGAACAATACCTCTAACTGCTCCTGCTCCACTACCTGACTTAATACCAAACAGATACCTAGCTACCCACATAGGCATATCACTTATGTAGGTATTCATATTGCTAGGTGATAAGTAATTAATATCATGCACTTCAAATGGGTTATTACTTTTCATTCAAGTCCACATCTACAAAGTCATTAATTGTAGTTACATCTTCATCTGTAACTTCACTCTGTCTTTCTTGAACTATTTTTTCCCACGCTGTGTAGACACCATCATTATAATTTTTAATCCAATCAAGGAAGTTAGAAAATGTTTTATGGTCTTCTTCACCTATACCTATTGTGCCTGATAAATCTACAAGTGCTACAGGTGTATAGAAACTAGAACCATTTTGCATTGGATTTTCTTTACTTTCTTTTAACATCATATAATGATTTAAAGGTAGCTTTTCTTTCTTAGCATAGATATTAAATTGATCACCTATAGTTTTGTAGGCATCTCTATTATCTACTTCCCATATAAAAGGAACTTCATCTAACTCTACTTCATTGCCCTTATCGTCTGTAGGATTATTTAATTTGATTGTTCCAAAAACGACACGTACACGTTTAGTCTGTTTTATAAGGTCTTGCATTTCAACAGGAAGTGCCTTGAAGTCTTTGATATATCCTGCAGGTTTGCCACAATTAAAATGTCCTTTGTTATCTTTTAAATCTGTATTTAAATTATCAGACATAATTGTTTTATGGAATGTACCCTTAGGGTCTCCATCTTTTACATTACTAAAAGACTCATATCTTTTTAACATATAGCGTTGCATAAAAGGTCTTACTCTAGCTGTCTTTGCGTAGTAGTATGTAGATGTATCATCGTCTACTAGTTCTAATCTATAGACACCACCTTCTACTACTTCTACTTTTTTTAGCTTACCACCAACCTTTTCTTCACCCATAATAGGTGAATGCCATATTCTTAATCTATTTAAATTATTAGATGTCTTTGTGCCTACAGTAGCACCTGCTATGCCCATAGCCTTTGCCATAACTGCATAATTGTCTGTATTTATTGTTACTAAATCACTCATAGTTTCTCCTTTTTTTCTATTGGTTTAGACGTTATATCACATTACGTCTTTCATGTCAAGCCAATTCTTACCTATTTTTGCTTCTAATAATAATGGAACATTTAAATCTATATCAAAATGTTTATTAATAGTGCTTGTCATATCATCATTAGTATATTTTATTATACTCTTTACTACTTCTACTTCATTAGGGTGTACATCAATTACTATTGAATCGTGTACAGTATTTACTACACAAGATTTGTGTTTATTTAGTCTTCTATCTATGTCCATTAATATTAATGGAACTATATCAGCAGTAGCAAAAGATTGAACAGGGTAGTTTTTAATTTGTGTAAAGTAAGTTACACCACCCTTTGTTCTTCTAGCCACATCAGGAAATGAAAACTCTCTACCTGATGGTGTTTTTATTTTAAAGTGTGTTACAGCTTCCTTAGCCAATCTGGAATGCCATAGTGCGATTCCTTCGTACTTTTTTGTAAACTGCTCGTAGTACGCTGCTTCTGCTTTTGACCTTCCAAATCCTGTTGCTCCAAAGAGTGGTGCAAAGGTGTGTCCTTTTGCTTCTTGCCTAGTAATCTTTTGACCTGCTTCTGAAATAACTTTTGCAGTGTAACTATGTACGTCAAAACCATTTTCAATCTCCTTTATTGCTGTTCTGTCTTGCGATAAGTATGCAGCAGTTCTAAACTCTAATTGTGCAAAGTCTGCTTCAAGTATCATACCACCTTCCCATCTAGATATGAATACTTTCTTTACAGGAAAAGTACCACCTCTAGGCATATTTTGCATATTAGGTTCTGCTCCACTAAATCTACCTGTAGCTGTTCTATGTTGTAACAGTCTAACGTGTAGCTTTCCATCATTTTTAACATATGTATTAATACCCTCTACAAAAGAGGATAAGTAAGTATCTAGTGCAGATAGTCTTTGTAAGTCATTTAAAAAATTATATGCTTCCATTGAGTTATTTCTTTTTGCTACACTCTGTAATATACCTAACATATTTTTATTTACGCTAAACCCATTTGCACTAACCCACTTAGCTGTAGGTGCATTAAACTTTAATCCTGCTATAGTTTTAGTTGGTCTAAATAGATAACCTGAACCATCGCAATTAGAACACTTTGTATTATTCTTATATGGTGTTCCATCTTTCTTTATCTTCTTTATAAAACCTGAACCATAACATACAGTACATTTAGTAGCTATAGTTTTATATACTACACTACTAAGCTCTCCTACTTTCTTTTTTAAGTCTGTCTTACTCATATAAGGTGTAAAGTTATTTAGCCAAGTGCTTTTATCTTTAGGCTTTCTACTGTAGATGACCCACGACATTTGTTCAGGACTGTTTAAATTTATCTGTGTATCTCCCATAAGTTTTTTGACTTGAGTAGAAAGTCTCTTCTCGATATCTGCTTTTTCTTTTTCAAACTCTGACTGTACTTGTTTAAGAGATTCTGTATCCACATTAAACCCACGCTTGTATATATTAGCAAGAGTAATGGCAACACGATTGGTATGATTAACAGTGCTAATAAGACCACGATGCTCATCACTATCAAGTTGTTTATATAATTCATCTGATAACTCCTTTGTAGCATTTAAATCTGCAGAAAGATATTCTGATAACTCTTCTTTTGGAACATCATCTACACCTAAACCTTTCTTAAAATACTCTTTAAGTGTATCTTTCTTCTGTGTGTGTAAGCTATATCTTGCAGCACAGGCTTCTAGAGACAGTGGCTTCTTCTGTCCACGTAACATAATATACTCTACTAGCATAGTGTCAAATACATCACCGTCATACTTAAATCCACATTCCCAAAGCCACATCAAGTCATATGATATGTTGTGTCCGATTAGGATAGTAGTGCTGTCAAGTAACTCTTGTACACCTTCAAATCCTGTCTCGTGATGAAATAGATGCTCCTTACCATCTTCTGTAATACAACCTACCATAATAAGTTGGTTATCTTTTTCAAATGGGTCAAGATGCATTTTGTCATCTCTTTTTGTTACTGTATTCTCTACGTCAAGTATTAGTTTCATTTATCTTCTCCATATGTCTCTCTAAATATATAATAGCTTTTTTTAAAATGTCAACACTATCTGAAAATCCACCCAATGCTCTATTACAACTATGGCATAGCCAACCTCTAAAAGTACTTGTGTCGTGACAATGGTCTAATACCCACGCACCATTTCTTTGACCACCTTTACCTGCTACCTCTGTTTCTCCTCTGTTACATACAGGGCAGTTGTAATCTTTATCAGGCATACCGTGTTTTTCTCTCAACTGATTTCTAACTTTAGTTAGTTCGTTATTACACTTCTTACACTCAGGTCTAAGAAAGTTTGCACCTGATGAAACACTAAATGCAACTAAGGGTAATCTTTTATTACACTTACTACATGTTTTTGTTTCACCATCAATGTGTAGTAGTTCAATGTCAAACAGTTCTCTTTGGGTCATGCTTCGTATCTACCAATCTGATAATTAAGTTGACAGTTTACCATACCGTGCCATCCTGTTAATTTATTCTTAACAATATTTAGATGTCTTTCTATATCTTCTCCTTCGCCATCATCCTGCTTTGGTGGATTCTTGGCAATCAATATCATAAGGTCAGCTTCTGCTGCCTTACCTGTCCTACTGCCTTCCATCATACTTTGATTAAGTAGAACTTTACCTTCTGCATCTGCAGATAGCTGTGACATATAAAACATAGCACACTTGTGTTGCTTTGCAATCTGTCTAGCGTGTATAGCATTTGCTTTGAGTGCTTCGTCAGGTCTAGCAAAGCCACCTGTACGTGCAAACTTATCACCCATATCAAGTAATACTATATCAGGTTTGTAAGACTTGCAAACTGATTCTACCCAAGCCATATCACGACCTGTGGCATCTTTTATCTTAACTCTATCTTTAATAGGTTCATATAAGTCACGAGCCTTTGATGGGTTATTCTTTATCTCTTTCATTGTCATACCTGTAGCTGCAGTAAGATATCTAGCACCAACTCTATGACTACCTTCTTCATTACATAACACAATGCAATCTGCACCTTGATGTGCAAACCCATCAGGTGATGCAATCATACTCGCATGAAAAGATGTCTTACCTGTGTTTGGTCTAGCACCTACCTCTATCAAGTGTCCTTCATTAACACCACTAATCTGTCTTGTTAGTGCAGGTATATTAAAATGCCATCTTGCTTCTAGTGCATTCTTAGCTAACAGTGTTTCGATATCCATATCATCCCACTCTACATTTAAGTCAGGTGTAAAGTCATCATTGTACTGCTCTAATAATAATCTAAGAGGTTCTAGACTAGTCTGTGACCCATTTACATAATCAAATCCTAAGTTGGCAATGTCTTCTCCAACAACCTGCTGAAACAACTTAGACAATACTTCTTGTGCAATGTCACTGCCAAGAGGTTTCTCATTCTTAATCTGTCTAAACAAATGAGAGTATGCCTGTTTTTGTGCTGTTGTAAGTGCAGGATTGTCAGACATAAACAGTGCTTCTATTTCATCAGGCAGTACAGACCTTTCGTATCTGTCCATTGCCTTATCAATAGCTTGTTTTATTTTTCTTGTATCTTTACTAAATAATCTGTCAGGACATCTAGCACCACGATGGTCTTCGTAGAATGCTTTGTCCATAAGACTACGTACTAATGAAAGTTCCATGTCTGTATCTCCTTTGGGGTTAGGTTATGTAGATTTTTAAAGTCTACGCTGTTATTATATTTTAAATCATCTTTTAATTTAAGTACACGTACATCTCTTACGTGTCCTCGTAGTTCCTTAGCAAAAGAAAGTGTTTTGGGTAATGCGTCAGGGTCTAATGCTATGATGGCTGTTGAAAATTGTGCTATATGCTTCTTGTGTATTTCAGATAGAGATGTACCCAACACAGCTACCCCAACAAATACATCGCTACCTACAACTGCAGCACTAACACAATCTTCAACAACTACTGCCACCTTACCACATCCGAAAGAAAAAGGCAACCCACTATTACCATATTTCTTCCATTTGGGTAATCTTTTTCCAAGTGACCTACCAATTGCATCTACAATCTTATTGTCTTTATATACAGGAAAGACAACTCGGTGTTCCTTTACATCATAATGCAAATCTAAATCAGTTGCATTGATTGACCACTTGTTACACCACGATACTATATCAGGTGTATTCTTTCTATCAACTACATATTCAGGCAACACAAAATCATTTTCTTTATTTGATTCTACAGTCTTACTGAATGTAGTTTGTATATCCTCTACAGATAAATGTACACGTTTCTTGCCACTAACATTACAAGATGCTTTGTAACAATTCCACAGTAGAGAACCCATATTGTTTGTTACTGTAAATGTTTTATAACCTTTACAGATAGGACAATCTACTCTACGTGTATCACCTACAGTGATATTTAAACTATATATGTAATCTAACACTGTATGTGTTCCCCTATGTAATGATAATATGTATTTATCATAGTTTTAAACATCTGTCAAGCCTTTTCTTTTATTTAATGCTAAATTAGCACTTGTGAATGTGTTTTTCATGTACGGTTTAACACTTTGTGGGTTAGCATGTCCTGTAACTGACATAATATTACCCATAGATACACCTGCATCTACCATTTCAACCGTTCCTGTGCGTCTTAGGTCAGACAAACGTAGCTCGTCAGGTAGGTTGGCATCTCTCATTACCTTTCTAGCCACCTTAGGCAGCCTATAGAGAGAATACGGCTTATATATACCACCGACAGGTTTAACTTGGGGTGCTACATACTTCTGAAAACCAAAATCTTCTTTCTGTTGTACTAACATCTCGCCTAAACTGTCATCAATAGGTAAAAATACTTCTGCTCTACGTTTAGATTGTTCTATATGCATTCTTTGTTCAGACAAATCTAAATTAGACCATTGCAATAAACGCATATCACCTAATCTTTGACACCAATCATATGCCATATGTGCTATGAGACCTATGCTACGTGTTTTAAAATCAGAGTAGGCTACATCTAGAAATGCTGTTACATTTTCTTTTGTCCACACTGTTTTTCTCCTATCAGGCACTCGTTTCTTTACATTTCTAAATGGGTTCTGCCCTATTTTCTCCATAGTTATGCCGTAATTAAAAACGACTCGTGCTACAGACATAATATGATTTGCTAGATGCACACCACGATTACACCAATCGTTGTATGCATGTTTAGCCATCAGAGTTGTTACATTATTTATTGTAATGTTACCTAACTTTTTATCTTGGTCAGCTAACATTGTGTCCAAGAGTACGTTCAGAAAGTATTGATATTGTTGTTTAGTTTCGTCACGTAAACTCTTGAACTCAAAGCATAAGTAATACTCTTTAACTAAATTTTTAAGAGTAAGATATCCCATTAGGCAGCTACCAATTTCTTAAACTCAGGTGTAGAAATCCACTTAGTAACTTCATTCTCTCTAGCCCACATAGACTGTGGTGCAGTATCTCTACCTGTGTTACGTAGATTAAAACCATTTCTCTCGTCAGCATAAGATGCATAGTTAGTGAAGGCACTATACAATGCAAACACATTTCTGCCACGTTTACGTACTTCTTGTTGTACAAGTGGTATCATTTTCTCTGCCTTTCTATCTGACTTCATAATAGATGACAGATAATCTTTCCAAGACTTCATAGAGTATGTAGGTAAATCTATGTTAGCCCATTGTTGTAGTTCATTTGTTTGTCCTACAAAGTCTACACTGCTTTGATTAAGTTCTTGTATAAATCTATCCATACAGAAGTTAGCTGTGTTCTTACGTCTAACTTTATCATAGTCTCCTGTAATCATTCCGTTAGTGCAGAAGAAATCTATAGCACCAAAGAATACTTGATTAGAACAAGACCCATCTACACCGTGTAAGGCTATGACTCTTCTGCCTATCTTGGTGCTATGTTTCTCTGTCTCTACTGTAGTAAACACATTAGGCATAACAATATCCATCATAGCCCAAGCATTGTTTCTAGCAGTAGACCATCTTACAGTAGAGTCTGTCATAGCATCAGGTATGTTATCAACCATAATATTTTGAACACCATCAAAGAACTTCTTGTGACTAGCACAGTTAAACCCTGTGCCTACGACACCAAGATAATCTCCTGTCTTCTCATTGATAACATATTTCTTCTCATCAAACTTTGTAGTCTCAAAGCCTACAGAGAAATCTAAATTTTCAGGTACTTCGTGTACCGTTGGTAAAACATCATATGGCATAATATATCTCCTATTGGTTAAGTGATGTTGTGTTATATAACAAAATAAAACATTTGTCAAGCATTAATATGCTCTCTGCCATGCTTTATCATCTGAATCTAATACATAGTCTGAATAAAACATAGGTGAATCATCTTGTTGGTCTTTCTGTGGTGCAAAGTGTAAAGAACTATGCAGCTCGTGAATTAAATCTTCTATTAATCTAATGTGATTTAATTCAATATCCCTTGCTTCATCTATGTGACGAAGCATACGTTGTAATCTATTGTGGTAATTAAGAAACACTCTTCTTGTACCACCTGCTACAAGAACATCTTCACTATTCATATTTACTTTAAATGGACTTTCTTTTTTCTTTGTCATATCTTTATCCTTTCGTTGTTATTGATATGTTACTTCTTTAAACCATGTTGGTCTATCTGTATACTTATACCTTGCAAATCTTGCTTTGTCAACATTATAAAATGCTCGGTATGCTTTTATTGGGTAGAACTCATCCGTTTTGAGGTCATCTAGCCCACTAAAACATTGTGGGTGCTGTGTTATTTGACCCTCAGGTATTAAAGATACACCATTTAA